TCTGCCGCCGTATTCTGAACGAATTGCAGCGCTCATCTGATTCGTATCAGGCTTCTGCGGTTGCTGCTGAAAACTTCACAGCACAGCTGGGCTCCGTCACTCAAATCAAGACAGTGTCTTTCCCTATTGTGCGCCCATTCCAGCAACGTGATTTGCAAGGCACTGCGGTTGGCGCAGCCGTAAACCCGATCACTGTTGTGCTCAATAGCACAGCGATCTCGCAATGGGATGGCACAGGAACGCAAGCGGCAGGCACGTACTGGAAAGTTAACTCCTACAACCTTGGTTATATCCAGTTCGTCACGCAATCTGGAGCCGCTGTTTTCCCTGCTGCGACAGGCACCAATACCATCGCTTATTCCACTCCAACCAATATCGTGAAAGTGGATTCCGACATCGCGGCTGGCTCTACGATTGAAAAGCAGGCGAATAAGATTTATCAGGCGATCGGCAAGCGCAAAGCGTTTTTGGATGAGCAGCGCTTTGTGAAACCGGATTTCATGCTGACCTCTCCTAGCCTCAATGACATGATCACCAACGCTGAATCGTTCATGGAGCAATACAAGCGTAATGGCTCCGATACGGATCAGGACGGTGATCTGGGGCGCATCAAGTCAATACCGGCATTCAAGACGAATGCGCCAGGTGCAGATATGGGCTCCGAGCGTGTCCTGATCGGTCAGCGCGGTTTGCTGGGTTACGTGGTCGCTAAACCGTTTGTGACTGGTCAGCCGTTTGAAGCGGTGGACAGCAGCGGCGCACCGATCGGTAAAAAGCAAGCCTATGGCGAAGAGTACAGCGCGATCAAGGTGCCGACCCCGATCGCTAACCGTATGACATCGGTGCTGGTGTACAGCTTCACAGGTCGATAGAAATCAACATCGGCCATTGGCAAGCCGACCTGGTGACGATGCCGGGTTGGCTTGGTGAATAAAACCGTGACAAAAGAAAGTGAATGATGAAAACAGTCCCTTACACCAACAACACGGAAAACACCGTGCATATCGGCAGCGCAACGATTCCGGCTGGCGAGACGCGTGATGTTGACCCTTCTTTGTTACCTGACTTCAAAGCAGAAAAAGCGCAGGCCGAAGAATTGCCGCCAGACCATTTGGCTGAGCTGCTGGCGGGCAATGTGACTGACGCGATCAAAGGATTGACTGACCTGTCCGACGACGATCTGCAAGAGCTTGCGACCAAAGAGGCGGCAGGCAAGGCACGAAAATCCCTGGCTGAAGCGATTGCAGCAGAAACCCTGCGTCGCGCAGACGAAAAAGCAAAGGCGTAATCATGAGTGGAACTATGTCTCGCGTTGATTTGGCAAATGATCTGTTGGCATCGTTACACGATGCTGCGGAGATATTTGTCAACGGCGCGACTGACATGGGGCCATTGCTCGATACCGCTGCTGCTGATTTCAGCCGTCACCGGCCATTGACCAAGCTCGGCAAGCTGACCGCAGAGGTTGGGCGTATGGATTATCCGGCAGCTGCTGATATTTATCTCTTCAAGTCCAGCCTTTGGGGTATTGCACCCGTTGCCAAGGCAAAGCCGTGGGAACGTCACTGGCCGGGGCCGATGCCCGATGTGCGGCAGGTGTATGGCGCAAGTGGCTATGAATTACACCTGACACCTGCACCAACGCAATTGCAAATCATGTCGCTGGGTAGCGAGTTTCGTTACTACTACTTTGCGACGCATACGATAGCTACCGACGCCGCCGACACGACGCTGATGCCGGGCGATCGCTTTTTGTTGCTATTGCGCGCGCAGGCCGAGGCGATGCGGGAGTTAACTATGCGCAATGTGAAGAAGCCAGTGCAGATGCGCGATGGCTTGCATTCTTCGCCGCGCAATATGACACCCGCCGCGCTGCATGCTGAACTGATGAAAGAGTGGGAAATGAAAGTGGCGAGGCTGGGGATATGAGCTTACACATTGAGATCAGTGAGTCCGCTTTCCGGCAGCGATTTGCGCAGGCAGCAAAGACTTTTCCCTTAACGCTGGATCGTTATGTGCAGCGCGCTGCGAATGAGTTTGCCCGCGCAGAGAAGCTGGAAGTGCCGAAAGGCCTCACGACGCTGGCGAATAGCATTCATGCAGTAAAAGCGGCGCAGGCCGATTACGTGGTGTTGCCGACGGCGCGTTACGCTGCGGCGGTGAACAACGGCGGCCGCCCTCACTGGGCACCGATCACACCGCTGAAAGACTGGTTGCGGGTGATTCATCGTGTCGGCGATACGAAAGAACTCAACCGGCGCGCACGTGGTTTGCAGCGATTTATCGCGGCACATGGCACCGTGGCGAATCCGTTTGTCGAACGGACGCGCACAAAAATGGATGATCGTGTGATTGAACTGTTGCGCACTGGCGTCCATACCGCCGTGACCGAGGCATACGGATCATGAACCCACAAACCCCGGAATCAAAGATCCTGCAGACATTTAAAGATTCGCTGGCCAGAGCGTATCCGCATCGTGTCGCCACTCGCGTATTGAAAGACTTCGCCGACCGAGAGACAGCACAACTGAAGAAGGGTGTATTCAGCGTCATCGCTAAGGAACAAACCGGCATCGATGTCTATGAATCGATGCTGTCGTTTCTGGTGGTGGGGCAATGTCAGCTCAATGAGAAAGCCAGTGGCGAAGAGATCGAAGAGTTTGAATTGTTGATGGCGCGGGAAATAAAAAATCTGGTGCAACGGCAGATGCGGGGGCCGGTGATCCGCATTACCAATATCGCGCACTCTAACCAGGTTGAAGCGCCTTATGGCTGGATATCTGCCCAGCTTGAATGTGGCCCATACGATGCGACAGAACCACTGACCGGTGATGAAGTGCTTGGCAATCTGACTGACTTTTTAACGTTCCATTCAGATCTCGATTTATCTAACCCTCACAACACCGATCAGGAGCATCGCGGATGGCTGCAGGAGCCACCGGTACATAGTACCGGTGAGCCAGATGCTGAGTTACGTGTTGACATACCCAGGAGTCCTGTATGAAGAAAAAAATTATTCCTAAGCCCGGAATGATCGTGCCGCTGCCCGATGGCAATGGAAACTTGCCCGCCGAGGGTAAAGAGCTGGAAATGAATACTTACTGGTACCAGCGTCAGTTTGATGGCGATGTGAATGTGGAAGATATCAGTGACAGCGGCGACATCGTTGTTGCGGATGTCGTCGCTGAGAAAAAGGCAACACCGTCGAAAAATAGTAAGTGAATCACTGATAACTACACAAGAAAGGAATTGCTATGCCTGACAATGTCAGCTTCCGCGAAATCCCGGCTGATGTCTTAGTGCCGGGGCAGTATATTGAAATCGATGGTTCCCGTGCCGATACCGGCACACCACCGATCCCCCGCAAAATTATCATCGTCGGCCAGAAGCTGGCGGCAGGTACAGCGAAGACAACCACCCCGACAGAAGTCCCTGTCGCGACTGTTGATCAGGTGGTGCAGCTCGGCGGCCACGGCTCTTTGCTCGCGCAAATGGCGGCAGAGGCGTTCCGCGCTTACCCTTACGGTAAATTTACCGTGATCGCAGTGGATGATCTGGCGGCTGGTGTGGCGGCAACGGGTTCTATTCTGGTCGCTGGCCCTGCCACCGAATCGGGCACGATTGCGCTGTTTGTCGATGGAACGATGATTTCTGTCGGTGTCACGAAAAATGATGCCGCGAGTGCGATTGCAGTCAACATCGCTAACCAGATCAATGCAAACCCTGATCTGCCATTGTCTGTGCCTGTCGCGCCGACCACCGGTACCGTGGCACTGGTGGCGCGTCACAAAGGGGAGTGCGGCAACGACATCAATGTGCGCCATTCGTTTTACACAGGCCAGAAACTGCCAGCAGGCGTGACGCTGGATGTCACGGCGATGGCGGGTGGCACTGGTAACCCCGATGTTGGCCCATTGCTGGCGGCGATCAAAGGCGATGATCGTATCGTGTTGATCAGCCCATGGTCTGACGCGGTGAATGTGGCGAAGATCGAATCCGACTTTGCTGATCGCTATGGCCCTATGCGTCAGCAAGAATCGCATTGTTTCATCGGCGTCTCTGGCAGCTTTGCGACGCTGGTGACTTACGGTACTGCCCGTAATAGCCCGCACATCTCTGTTATTCCACGTGAAGGCAATATGGTCTCGCCGTGGCGACTCGCTGCGTCTGTTGCTGCCTTGTGTTCGCTGCGTGGATCGAGCGACCCCGCACGGCCTTATTTCGGTATGGTGTTGCCGGGCATTCCGGCCCCGGCAGAGGCAGATCGCTTTGACCAGCCTACGCGTAACAATCTGCTGAAAAACGGCATTTCCACTTTGCGCTATGACGCTGGCGGCAATGTCATGATCGAGATGGTGACGACCACCTACAAAACCAACAGTTTCGGTGTGGCGACACGGGCTTACTTCAAGCTGCAATCGAAGTGGACTGCTGATTACTTCCGTTACGCGTGGAAAGTGCTGATCGCTACCCGTTACCCCGATTTCAAACTCGCTGACGATGGTACTAACTTCGCCCCTGGTCAGCCTATCGTGACGCCGAGTGTGTTGCGGATAGAGACGATCGGTCTGGCGCGGGATCTGGAATACGCAGGGATTATCGAGAACGTGTCTGAATTTAAAAAGACACTGTTGATTCTGCGCTCGATGGCGAACCCGAATCAGGTCAATGCGGTGGCCAGCCCGAATCTGGTGAACCAATTCGACGTTTTTGCCGCTGCGGTGAAATTCATTAATTAATTTACTTTTTACTTGTTGGTGTGCCTGCGTGAGCGCAGGCACAGCGGATACAACAGGCAACATCAGGAGAGCGCAATGGCAGCAATTCTTGCACGTTTAAAAATGACCTTTGATGGTCAAACGTACGCGACGAAAGAGCGTGCGACGGAAATCGATATCGGCGGCGCCGATAACGAACCAGTAATGGACTCGGGAGGCAATACACACAGTGTAGAGAAGCTGAACCCGGGAAAATTCAAATGT